ATTAAGGAAACCTCAGACATGATAAATATTTTTAATAACTTCTGATGGAGAGGGAATTCTCCTTCGGTTATTCATCAGATATGACTTTATAACTTATTAACTTTATAGCTCTTGTGGCTATATCATTATTATACTAGGAGGTATAAGCGTGAATGACATGGAACAAGCGCAAAAAGAATATAAGGAAGTAGTACAGTGGGTACTGGATGAAGAGGATAAAGTGGTAGAAAAATTAAAGGCGGAAGGAAGATATGTTGGTGGGTTAGATGGCAATAGTGCTGATTTCACTTATATATTTGAAGAACGAAATAGGAGAATAGCAGAAATTAAAAAAAGATATAATTTAGCTTAAAGTGGAGTGCCTGCAGCCGCAGTATGACCGCATAAAGGTAGCTGACTTTGGCAGAGAGCAGACAAAGGCTGCGAATGCTGGAGCGAGGCGGTCTAATAAAGCTAAAGATACAACTATGGATAATTATCCAGTGGCAGATGGTTTAGAGCAATCAAAGCCAGCGAACATTGCCCAAGGTATTTTTCATGGAAAGAAGGTAAAAGATTTTACAAAAACGGCAAAAGAAATTAATGTAGAATTAGATTCAATATGCGCCAGGGAGAGCAGATGGAGTGGTAAGATTATCATCGATGACAAGATGGGGGCATTGGGAGAAAAAGAATGGAATTGCGATATAAAATTGGTGTCAAAAGCAGGTTATGCTACAGAACTACATGAGTTGTTGCATGCAAGGTCAGTAAGCTATTATGATGCAAAAATATATAAGAAATATAGAAAAATGGAAGAGGGCACGGTAGAATTACTTACAGAGGAATTTTGTAAGAGAAGAGGAATTAGTTTTATAAGCACATATGAGGAAGAAATAAAGCACTTGCGGAGAATCAATAGAAGAGCTAAACTATATATGGACGAATATAGTTTTGCAGTCGATTTGCTCAATATACCGCTTGTGGAGCGCAGCAAATGGTTGATAAAAAAGATTAATGACAACTATGCCATAGGTGTGTTAAGTGATGCGGAACGAGAGGGTGCGTTTGATTCCTTGGTAAAAATATTAGAAGAGGTTGACTGATGAATGTAGATGAATTAGTTGTTGCTACCAAACAAGAATTTGAAAGTTCAGATAATCCTAATGAGATATTCCGCTTACATGAAGAAGTTCAGAAATTATCTCAAACCGATTTGGAAAGATTCAGAAGAAGCGGATATAGTGAAGCATTGGAAATGTCTTATATTGCAGCTTTAGAAATGCAGAAGGAAGGAACATGGGATGCTTATGTGGAGGAGTGCGAAAATAGAAAGAGAAAGACTCTGAAAGAAGTAAAAAGAGAGCTTATGAAAAAGCCCCTATAGATTTTTGGATGGTAGGCTTTTCAATACATGGGGCGGCAGTGATGCCGCTCTTTTGCGTATAACTTGGTACAAATAATTTGAGAAAGCATGGTATCATATAAGTACAAGCCCACTATTGGTTGTTTTCTTCGGATTTCAAACAGGTGGCAAACGTGGCGTTTTTCGCAACGAATAGCGGCTTTAAGAACACGTTAAATTATGTAAGTCCGCACTGCACAGTCCTTGCAGACAGAAAATGGACGTTGGATAGTCCCCTCAATGGGTAGAGGGCGGCATAAGACGTGTCGGTGCACTGATAGTCGAAAGGTGTGCGGTGCAGAGTTCAATTCTCTTCCTATCCATGCGACCTTTGATACTAGTTAAGCATTGTGTCGATTATTTGCTCCGTGGTGTAATTGGTAGCAAGTGCCTCTGATGCGTTGAGGTGGTGTGGATTCGAGTTCCACCGGAGCAATGTTGCGTAGTCGCTCTACGCTAGACAGGAGCAAGCGGTCACTGCCCTGTCGAAAACAAAATAATTCTGATAGGGGAGTTTTCCCCTGTCAGAAACCGCAAAAGGGAGGATATGGGAATGTTGGAAATTTTGAAGTACATATTTAGCAGTTTTTGGGTATTCAGTGGAACGGTTGTTTTGATTTGGATTATCGGTATAATGCTTACTCTGATTTTCTATGCTATTTTCGGAGATTCCAAAAAGAAATAGCCTTTAAATTGGTACAACCACCGCACCAAACTGCGGTACAATATAGTCAGTAAAGGCATTGAGAAATGGGCGCGACATAAGGTAAGACCGAAAGGCACTGAATATAATCAGAGACAGGAACAAATGCGAAGCGTTTTTTGCGGTATCAATGCTTTTATGATATAGGAAATCGGGAGGAATGGGAAAATGATTGGAAATATAATTGACGGTACGGCTACATATAAAAATCACACTCTTAATATGGATAAAATTGAGAGTTTAGGAGATTGCAAGAAAATATTAAAATTTCTTTGCGACCTTTCAATAAAGCCACTTCCAGAAGGAACTGAATATGGTGGTTTTTCTGATGTTAAAAAATATTTTGATTAGGAGACTAGCCATGACAGAAAAATGGGTACTCTGCCCCATCTGCGGAGGAAAAACCCGCACGAAAATAAGACCGGACACGGAGGCGAAAAACCTCATTGTGTTCTGCCCTAAGTGCAAGAGGGAAACGGTTATGGATATTAAGGATATGGAGAGTAAGGTGGTGGAGGAATGAGGGAAAACGACTTTTTACAGAGAATATCCGTAGCCTATAATCTTATACGATATGGGCGTGGAAAGTGCCGCATTATGACATGCGGAAAATGCAAAAGTATCTGTATTGTGCCGATAACCGAACACCCGGAAGACTCCTCTCTTATTGATGGAGACAAACACATTGATTCTGTTTGGAGTGAGGCGGTGCAGTGTATGAAATGTGGTGCTGTTTGCCATGAAATTCAATTATGGAATTTTGAAGGAGATATTACCAAAATCAATAAAGGATTTACTGTAAAGGAAAGTTGATATAGTTTAGTGCCAGTAACAAAGTTTCAGTGCCAGTAGATACGAGAAATCGTGTTTGCTGGCATTTTTATTTTGACAGTATCAATTATTTGATTTTCCTATATCCTCGCGTCTGCCCCTTGTGGGTGGGCGCACTCCTGGGAGATTAAAGATAATTGGAAATCGCCTAGACTCCAAATCTACGGTACGAGGGTTCGATTCCTTCATCTCCTGTTTGGCAGACGTGCCAAGTTCTTCGCATCTGGTTCAAATCCAGTCGCCTTGATAGAAAAATCGTGATGCGCAGCGAAAGTATCTTGAAAAGGTAGGGGCGTCAGCAGTAAGCGCGGTGCAACTCCGCTGTGAAGAATTACCCCGGCAAAGGTTTATTTGCCTAAATCCATACCGCTGACGGGCGGTTAAAAAATGCGTTAGGAGGATAACCACACATGAAAAACATTGAACAGATTTTGAAAGAAGCAGGGATTGAGGTTACGGACGAGCAGAAAGCGGCGGTCAACAAGGCTGTGACGGAGAACTACCGCACAGTTGCCGACTATGACAAGCAGGTGCGGAAAACCGAAAAGGCAGAAGCAGATCGGGACACCTATAAAGGGCAGCTTGACACAGCAAATGAAACCTTGGAGAAGTTCAAGGACATTGACCCGGATAAGCAGGCGGCGGAGATTGAGAAGTATAAGCAGGCGGCGAAAGAAGCGCAGGAAACCGCAAGCAAGCAGATTTTACAGCGTGACCAGCGGGATTGGCTGAACGGGCAGTTCGACGAATTGGGAGTTAAAGCAAACCATACCAGAGAGTATTACGCCCGTGAAATCATGAGCGGAAACGGCTTAAAGTGGAGAGACGGCGAGTTCCTTGGGTTTAAAGATTATATGGCAAAGGAGAATGAGAAAGACCACTTTTACCAGACAGAGGACGATAAGAAAGCCGCAGAAGCCAAAGCCGCCGAGGAAGAAGCCAAACAGAAAGCCGCCGGGAGCGCACCGAAGTTTACGGATAAGTCCGAGCCGAAAGGGCAGTCTACTGAACCGCCAAAATCTGTGCCTAAGATTTGGTAAGCCTATAAAGGCAGAAAGGAAAAGCAATGGCAAGAATTGAGAGTTTAAATATCCTCTTGGAGAAAGAGGGAAAAGATTACCTTGCGGAACTGTACGGAAAGGTGATTGAGAATGTAAATAAGCAGTTGGTATCTGTCAACATGAAGAACACCGACTTGTCCGGCGACCCGACCGCAGGTAGCGTTGAGGCAAAGCGCTTTGTGAACGCAAAGAGCAAGCAGTATGGAACTGCAAGGAGTAAAGGCAAGGGCGATTCTGTTGAAGCAAAACCGGTAACGGTGCAGATTGATACAGACCGTGAGATTGTGGAGGAACTGGAACAGAAAGACATTTCCCTATACGGCGTTGACGGCATCCTTGACAAGAGAGCAAACAACCACGTTCAGCGCATGGCGTCCGAACTGGATACGGAGTTCTTTGCAACGGCGGCGGCATCCGGCACTACGCTCACGATTACGGAAACAGCTATTCATGACGAACTGGAAGAGGCAATCCAGACCCTTTAGAATGTGCAGAATGACTTTGTTGACGGCGTTCCCCGGTCAATGATGAATCTTGTCTGCAACACGAAGTATTACGGAAAAATCCGTACATATCTCGACAAGGTAAGCCGTCCGAATATTGATTCCACCGTGGAAGAGTTTTACGAGTATCACGGCGTAAAGACATTTTCAACTGTTCATCTTCCGGCGGGCGTGGACTATATCGTCATGGCTGATGGTTCAGTAGCACAGCCGATTATGTCCAATCCTTTTAAGGCTGAGAAGATTCCGCTTTCCGAGGCATACGGCGTGGAGTTGTTCTATCACTACGGTACAAAGACCGTAACGCCGGATTTGATTTTCGTTAAGAAGAACAGCGGCACGCTTGGCACTCTGGCCGTAACCTCTGCCGCCGGAACGAACAGCGGAGATACAAAGCTGACCGTAACCCCGGCTAAAGCAAGCGGCAACAGCTATAAGTACAAAGTAGCCGACAGCGCAACGGCAGTAACCTACGGCCAGAACGTGCAGACATGGACGGCATGGGACGGCACAGCAGACATTACGGCGCAGACCGGCAAGGTTATGACCGTAGTAGAGTGTGACAGTGCATACAAGGCACTGAAGGCCGGAAATGCAACGGTAACAGCAAAGGCATAAAGTAGCAGCATAAGGATACCGGCATGGGATATGTCAAGTATTTCATGCCGGTATCCGGATTGGAGGAAATATGAATTTTGGAGAAGCATTAGAAGCGATTAAGAACGGAAAGAAAGCAAAGCGCAAGGGCTGGAACGGCAAAGAACAGTACGTTGTTTTGGCATACATGAAAACATGTTCCACTAAGGTCGGAGAGGTAATTATCGACCCGGAGCATGAAAACATTGGAAGCAAATTCCTGATGTTTGTCGGAACAAGCGGCTACCAGTGCGGTTGGCTTGCGTCCCAGGCTGATATGTTGGCAGAAGATTGGGAAATCATGGAGTAGACTATGGGATATGTAACCTACGACTATTACAAAAGCATATACGGCGAGGATTCCATGTCGGAAACCGACTTCAACCGTCTGTCATGGGAGGCTTGCCGCCGGGTGGACGCTCTCACGCTGAATAAACTGAAATTCGCATACCCGACAGACCCGGACGCAATAGAAGCTGTGAAGCGGTGCGTCTGCAAGCTGATTGAGATTGCGTATCAGATTGAAGCGGCAAGCAAGCGAGTGTCAGAGGGGCAAGGGTACGTCACGGACGATAAGGGAACGCATGGGAAAATTGTATCTTCCGTTTCCTCTGGCAGTGAATCCATATCGTACACGGCAAAGGCAGAACAATCAACAGAAATTGACGAAGCGGCAAGAGACCCTCAAAAGCGAGAAAATCTGTATCGTAACACTGTGAGGGAATACCTTGCATTATTCCCGGATTCCAACGGAGTAAATCTTCTGTACGCCGGAATCTCCTACCCTGTCAGAAATGCGCCGATAAGCAGGCCGACGGAGAATAAGCCGGAAGAACCAACAGAAACGGAGGGATAGAGAATGAATTGTAAGCAGTGCGGAAAAGAACTCCCCAAAGTTTGGGGGACAGACATTTGCCTTGAATGTTCAAGGGAAAATGTCAGAAATATTTTTAAAGAAAATCCTGATGTAAAAGAGGTTTTCAAGGAAACCATTGAGGATTTGAAAAAGCCGGAAAACGTAAAGAAAATGGCTGATGTTACCTGCGCTTTCATGCGTGGCGTACAAGCGTTGCAGAAGTCTGGAGAGTGACCGCTATGGGAATAGGCTATGTTGACAGCGTAATCGTCTATAACCACTACAAGCGCAAAACAGACGAGGCAGAACAGTATTTCGGCACACGGTTTGACAATGTGCGTGTGGAGCTGACACAGGGCGCAAACATCAAGGCAAGCGGCATGGAAAACGCCAGTGTGTGCGTGGTGAAAATACCGAATGCCAATCTGCCAAAGCCTTACAAATCGCCGCCAGTGTGGGTGAAGCTGACAACGGAGGAAATGCAGGAGAACTTCACACTAAACAAGGGCGAGGATTTCTTTGTGATTGTGGGCAAGGCTGATTTGGGGATTGATGTGGATTTGCCGGAGGGCATGATTGACAGCGACATCTACCCAGGCGGATTTTTTGAACATGTGAAAAATAGATACGGCTATGCGTACAGCGTTGATACGGTGGATGTGTATACGCTGATACCGAGGTTTGAGATTGGAGGAAAGTAAAGTGAAAGAAATTAAATTTGTTGTACCTGAAAATGGAGAAAGGTTATCTGCAAATGCCAGTGAGTTACACACCGAACTGCTGAAACTTCCGGCTGAAATGTATGTGGATTTGTACCACATGATGAAAAACAAGATGGAGAACAGCTGCTATGTTTCAAGCGGTTGCATTTCGGCTGGTTCAATTTCCGCAAGGGCAATTCCGGTGTAGCCTATGCCCGAACAAACAAAAATCGAACCGTTAAGCGCAACGGAGTATGACATCATTGAAAAAGCCTTGTGGGAGCTGGTGAAGCAGTACCCGAAAGAGCAGATTGACCCGGATGTGACGGCGGAGTATGACGAGTTGAAATCAGGTTTATCGCTTGGTGTGTTTGTGGATGGTGGAAGATATAAAAGTCACAATGTGTTAGGCGGATTTACTGCGGAGGTTAATTTCCGGGTGGCGTATAAGAGCAATCCGAAGACTTCCCCACAGCGTATCAATTCCCAGGCGTTTGTCGGGCGGATTATGCGGTGGCTGGAAAACACAAAGGATTTGCCCCTGCTGACAGATGGCAGGGTAATCACAAAGATTACTGCATCCGGCGCGGTTCCGTATAAAGATGAAACGGGGCAGGATAAGAGTACCGTTTATGCGGCGCCTGCAGTAATGGAATATGAATCAGATTAGAAAGGAGAAGCAGATAATGAAATTACCAAGAGCGGCGTATGCTATATGGCTGTCATTCGACAAAAAGGATTGGACGCTGATTGGAAAGGATACGGATTCTTTGGCTTATGCTTTAAATCCGGACGTAGAAACCACAAAAAATGTTTTGGGAGAAACCATCGTAAACCACAGCGGATTCCAGCCGGAGCTTTCCGTGGAAACATATTATGCGAGAACCGAGGACGCAATATATGAAAAGATAAAAAGCATGGCTATGAACCGTAAGTTTGACGAAGAATCAACAGCGGCGTATCTGCTGGAAGCAATTCTTACTGATGAGGTAAGACATTCAGACACGAAAACACTGACGGGAGAGGCGTGGATGGAAAATGTGGTTGTTATTCCGCAGGAAGTCGGCGGAGAGCTGGCAGGAATCGGATTCCCTTTTAACGTTAACCCTAACGGCGGCAGGGTGGAGGGAACCGTATCTGTAACAGAACGTGTTCCTACGTTTACACCAGGTACAGCGGAGGGCGCGTCAGTGCAGACCGCAGGCACAAAGACAAGCGGCGGAAGCCTGAGCGACTAAGGTATTAAGGAAACTTAATATATCCGTCATTGTGTTTTGGAGTGATACGGTTACATGTGGAGAAAGCCTATAAACAAAGGTTTTCAGAAAAAAAAGAACGGTCAGGAATCGCCCCATGCGGTCAAATTTGGGTCAAAATTTGGGGCAGTTTGGGTCAGAATTGAAAGGAGAATAGTCATGTATAACAGGAAATATGCAAACAAACATTCTATGCTTATCAATACACAAGAATTGCAGGAATTGACTGGTTTAGGTCGTGACAGTGCTAAAAGACTGGCTACAGATGCAGGGGCAAAAGTAGTTGTCGGGCGGCTGATATATTGGAACCGGGCAAAGGTAGAAGCCGCTATTGAGCAGTTATCAGAGTAAGGCGGCACAAATGAGCGAGGTTTTCAAAGAGAATGACAGAATGGAGGTAAGGCGGTGGATTTTAATGAAGCTGTACAGATGATTAAGGGGAATTACAGCAGGCAGATATTTTCTTCATTCGGTTATGACGATACGAGGAAAAAATATACTGCGCTTGAAACATCCTCACACAATAACGCTGACCTCCATCCATCAATGGGGCTGCACCAGTCGGGGGATTCGTTTTTCCTGAAGGACTTTGCAGGGGATCAGAAAAAGTATTCCAGTATTGACCTTATTATGATAAGTGAGGGATTGGAATTTGCGGATGCTGTGCGGAGGGGAGCGGAAATATGCGGCATAACCATTGATGATAATAGAGGGGAGGAACTTTCCCCAGATATGAAGTTTATCGTAAAGGGATTGTATGCTAAAGCAGAAAGAGAGGGTTTTTCTGTAAAGGAAATTTGTTCAAAACATCACTACCGTTACAAGGATGCGGAGGGAAAGAAACTTTATGACAAGTACCGTATTGATTATATTTCAGACGGTGGGAAGAAAGAAAAGCATATATCGCAGGGTGTGGAAAAGAATGGGTATATACGGAAATTCAAGCAAGGGGAATATCAGTCCTGCATTGCCATGTATGGAGATTTCCGGCAGTACCAGGCAGGGGAAAGGGTTTACATAACAGAGGGCGAAAAGTGCGTTGATTCCTCCCACGGAAAAGGGATGAAGAATGTTGCCACGGTAGGTAGCTCAAACGACTGGAAATATAAGGGAAAGAAGTTTGCGGTATTCTTCAAGGGTACGGATATTGTCATATTGCAGGATAACGATAAGGCAGGAGAAAACCTCACAAGGGATATTATATCATCTTTAAATGGTGTGGCGGCATCTGTTAAAGTGGTTGTTCCGGACAAAAGCAGGGATAAAGCGGATATTGCAGATTTCTTTGCAAATGGCGGCACATTGCAACAGTTGGAGGAAATGATTGCGGAAACGCCATGTATCAATGAATCCGTTGCAAAAGAAAAATGCGATGGCCGTCCTGTTATTCTACAAGGGCAACAGAACAAATATTTAGAACAGGTATTAAGGGATTTACACGCTGAACAGTATGAAACATCTGATAAAGGATTCGGGCGGTTATTTGCGGAGGTATTTAAGGACAAGCACAGATATAATCCATCAAGAAAAGATTTTATGAGATATGACGGTAAACGGTGGATTGATGATGTTGAGGGGTTGAGTGCGAGAGCATCAGCAAAAGACCTTTCGGATGCACTTGTAAGGTATGCGATAAATGTTGATACAGAGGGCAAGTATTTAAAGGCAGTAGCAACATTATGTAATATCAGGAATCGAAACAATATGCTTCAGGACAGCAAGGATGTGTATTTTTTCAGTAATGAGCAGTTAGATGTAAATGATTATCTTTTGAATGTGCAGAACGGTACACTGGATTTATCTGGGGATGAACCTATATTTTTAAGCCACAATCCCGATATGCTTCTTTCAAAGATATGCAATGCTGAATACAATCCTGCTGCAGATTGCAGAGAGTGGAAAAAGTTTTTACTGGAAATCCTGCAAGATGATACAGAGAAAATCTTGTATCTGCAAAAAATAGCGGGGCTTTCTCTGACCGGAAACACAGAACAGGAAACTTGCTTTATCCTCTATGGGAGTACCACAAGAAATGGAAAAAGTACATTTTGCGAAACATTGATATATCTGTTAGGCGATTATGCCCTAACAATGAAGCCGGAAAGTCTGGCAGTAAAGCAGAATCTCGACAGCAGACAGGCAAGCGGAGACATAGCACGGTTAGCAGGGTGCAGATTCTGCAATGCATCGGAGCCGCCGAAGAGAATGCTGTTTGATACGGCTCTATTAAAATCTTTGTTAGGCAGGGACAGCATTACAGCAAGGCATTTACACCAAAGGGAATTTTCATTCATCCCCAAATTCAAACTTGTAATAAATACAAATTACTTGCCAACGATTACAGATGATACGGTTTTCAGTTCCGGCAGAATCAATGTTATCAGTTTTGACCGACATTTTGAACCAGAGGAGCAGGACAAAAATCTGAAAAACCGATTAAGGGACAATCAGGAACTATCCGGCATCCTGAATTGGTGCATTGAGGGATTGCAGTTATACCGCAAAGAGGGATTGAAGCCCCCGGTAGCAGTGCAGACCGCCACAGATACATATAGGACGGACAGTGACAAGATAGGAAACTTTATCAATGAATGCCTGACAAAAACAGAACAAAACAGTAAGGCAAAGGATATTTATGAAGTTTATGCAAGATGGTGTGAGGAAAACGGCTTCGGGGTGGAAAACAAGTCAAATTTCTTTGCAGAACTTAAAACGAAAGGCTTATTTGCGAACAGTGGAACGGTGGACGGAAAGACCGTTAAAAATATCGTTAAAGGTTATACGGTGGAAACAGAATTTATTGAGTATAGAGGGCAAGAATCACTACCATTTGACTAAGAAAAATCCCGAAATGTGCAAAATGTGCAAAACAAATGTAAAAACCTATAAGGAATGAATTTTAGAATGTCTCATGTAAAATGCACATTTTGCACAAATCCAGTAAAATCAAGGATTTCAAGGCACTTTAGCATAATGAAGTGTGCAAAATGTATGTAAGCAATTTTAAGTTTTTTGGTAATCAGGCAGACAAATCGAAAGGAGATATTATGGAAAAAGTAAAAGAAGTTTGGGTGAGATTCAGCGACACAGAAACCTACTATGAAAAGGAGGGAGAGTTGCTTTCAATTCTTTCCAGTGCGTCAGGAGATTGTGTTGTAAAGGTGTACATTGAGAATATCAGGAGCTGCAAAGAATTATGTGATTGGTCTTTCGATAAAGAACAGATTTCCTTGTTGACGGATGTTTTCGGGGAAGAAAATGTAAAGTATCAGGAAAAAGACATCAAAAAGGAAATTAAATGGAATAAGCCGAAAGAAGTACCTAAAATCAAGCAGATTCTTCCTTGCAACGATACCATGTTTGCAGTAATGACGGATGGGGATGGGGAACAATATAAATGTAAGGTGCTTATGTATGCGTTGTGTGATGATGGGGAAATTTACCCTTTGTATTTTGACAGTTGGCTTGGCATTTCGCCTTTATACGAAGCGGCTTTTGATGTGGAACTGTATGAAATGGAAAGTGGCGTGATATATTTGCCGGATGGAGTAAAACAGAATGAACAGAGATAAAGTTATCAGGCAGCAGTCTTATAGCCGGAAAATGCCACAAAATGACACCTAAAAAAAGAGCCTGCCATGCAGACAAGCCCCCGAACGCCTATAACAATCATAAGATTGGAGGGCTTGGAATGTCAAGGAAAAAATCAGGCAGCACGGAAAATCAGGGTGCGCCCCGGCTTGGCTTTAATGCGTACAACATAAGCCGGGAAAGGTACATAGAATTGCGTAACGGTTGTGCGGCAGGGAAATACAGCCGTGAAACACTCCGGGAGGCTTGCAGAGGGCTTGAATTTATAGAGCCGTGGATTATCCTATCTGTCACAAAAAGCAAGTCCTATGACCTTATAGAGTTTGATTATAAGCTGGGGCGTATTCCGATTGGGAGAAGTGATTTTTATGGTTTCCGCAGGAAATTCTATCACAATCTGGATGTGATACTAAGGGAGGAATGCAGCGCATGAAGCAATATAAATTTTCCGTGGAGGAAATAAAGAAGCTGACAAAGAGCATGGTTGTGTTGGTTGATTCGAGAGAAAAGAAAAACTCTCACATACTGGACTATTTCAGGAAACAGAAGATTGCCTATCAGGTGGAAAAACTGGAATACGGCGATTATTCGTTTATGATTCCGGCAGCGGCAGCAGGCGAGGACATATATTTTCACCGGGATTGCGTGGTGGAGCGCAAGGCATCCCTGGAGGAATTGTCCGGCAACCTGACCGGGGAAAGGGAACGGTTTGAAAAAGAGTTCCTGAAAGCCGGGAATGACGGATGCAAAGTATATCTGATGGTTGAAGCCCCCGGCGGCTACTCTGACATTATCGGGCATAAATACCGCACAGAGTTCATGCCTGCTGCCTATATGGCATCTTTAAAGACTTTTGAACACAGATTTGATGCAAACATACAATTCATTTCCCCGGAATATGCCGGCTATTACATAGTTTCGACTTTCCAGTATTACGCAAGGGAAATTTTAAAATAGCCAGTGGCAGCAGGCGCACATGAAAAGAGGGTGCTGCTAAATCGGCGGCAGGGGTACCCCATATTTTTGGGGAGGGGTGCCGGGAATTTCCGGCAGAGGTATGTAGTTATGATGAAATATAATGCAGTAACCACGGAGAGGAAAAAATATGTTTTGTGTCGTTCAGGAAATTGATGTGAAAAAATCTGATAAAGGTGGATATGCAAAGGAACTGAAATCGGAATATTTACCAATTATTTTCAATGGGGAGGATATAGGGCATTACTGGCATTTCTACGGTAACGAAAAATTTGAACGGCCAGTAAAGAAAGCCTACCGCATAAGCATACATCACAGCTTCAGGAAAAACGGAAAAGTCCAAAAGAAACAGTTTGTATTATGCACAGTGAATTATTATGATTTGGCAACGGATTTTTTTAGCTTATATGATTGGTGCGACAGTAAAATAACATTGGCAGCAGAGGGGTTGTCTGCAAGCGTTGATGAAATCTATGAACTTGTTCAAAAGAAAATCGAGCCGTTAATAGATAAAATTCAATGTGAGTTCCATGAAACCGAAGAATTTAAGACACATGAGAAACACGAAAAAATAACCACAATATATGCGGCTAAGAAAGCACAGTTCAATGAAAAATACGGCGTGTCCGGGGATGAATACGACAGAATTTATGATGTGTTTGGAAAATGCCACAATTCGGAGTATTTGGAAAAGATAAAGGCAGATTACAAGGCAAGAAAGGAATATGAGCGCAGGAGCCGGGGGCAAAGCAGTAGTTATTATGAAAAATTCTATGGTAACTACGGGGGATATAACAGCGGTAGTTATTGCGGCACTGCTGCCAGTAACTACAATGAAGCTGACAAGGCCATGCTGAAAAAGTTTTACCGCACATTATCAAAGGCATTTCACCCGGACAGCAACCCGGACAAGGACACAAGCGAGGAAATGAAGATGCTGAACCGCTTAAAAAGTGATTGGGGAGTATAGTTTTTTGTAACGGTTTTTCCCTGATTTATCCACATTATTCATAGATTTATCATGGTTTTTCCCGGAAATTTGGGAAAATGGATTGTTGAAAAATGTTGAAGCTATCAGGGCATGGGGAGTTTGTAGACACGATATATGCGCAAGGAGGATAGTTGCAAATAGTTGCATTTCCCTGGATATGGGGAGTTTATGCACACGATAATATAATAGGCGCAGGGCAGCAGTTTTTCTTTACTTTTCAGCTAAAAGGCAGCAGAGGGGAAATTTCATAAAATGCGCAGAAGTGCGCACAAAAAAGGTATGCCGCAAATGTGGAATGTTACAAAAAGTTGCACAAAAAAAGAGCGGTGATGTGTTTCGGAAAATTCGAGAAAATGCGAACAAAAAAGGAATTATGTAACACGATATATGCGTGAGGGAAATGCACAAAAATGCAAACAAAAAAAGAGTTTCTTTACACGATATGCGCAGGAGTGAAAAACCTTGATTTTCCGGGCAGAATTGAGTTTATATACACGATAATGCGCACATGGAAAACTTACACTTTCTTACACAAAAAAAGAGTTTAATGACACGATACGCGCGCAAGGGTATCAAGACATTCTGGACACCCTAAAAAGAGAATTACTAAAAAATACTAATATCCGGGGCTTATACTGGAAATTGCTAATATTTGCTAATGTCATTCGCCATATAGGGCGAGTGGTGGAGCAGATCAGCAGGACACCGGGGCAAGCTGCAGTAACATTTCCGTTTTTGCAGCCCCTAAAAAGATATTGCAGATTCCGCAGTCCCTAAAAGTATTCGGAGATTTCGGAGTCCATAAAAGACATTTAGAGATTTTATAGCCCCTAAAAGGGCGGCGCACAATCGGCAGTTCTGGCAGTCATAAAAAAGTAATGCGACATTTCCGACACCCTAAAAAGGGGCTTGTATCCTCACATTTCTTACACCCTAAAAGGGAGCAGAGTGCAGCAGGATTTTATATTGTCAGATATGACAGACCTAAAAAGCCTAAAATATTTACTATTGTTGACTTTTTCGGAGGTATATAAAAGCCCGGCGCAGGAGAATAAAAGAGCAAGAACCTCATAAAACCTCACTTATTCGGAGTATAAAAACCTAACAAAACCTAACATATCCGGGGGCATGGGAACTTAACATTACTTAACATATCCGGGGAATAACTAGACATTACTTGACATTTTCCCTTTATCAGACCTGCCAAAACCTGCCTTTTGGGAATATAGTACCTGTCAAAACCGTCCTTTTCAGAGTATAGGACTTGAAAAAACCTGAACATTTTACCCCTAAATATCCCTAAAGAATATGCTTTATAGCCCTGCTGCCCTCTGCAAAACTTAGTAAAACTTAGTGTTTCCGGGTATTATGCGCCTGCTGCCATGTTAGAAAAAGATAGAGTTTTGCGGTGTAATTTGCTTAAATCCGAGGACGCAGCGGAACGGATAGCGGATGCGGTTGGCTTGACGGTGGGGGAAATCCTGTTGCCGGAAATTACTGGCAATGTGGAAAATGTGATTGAGTTCACAAAGGACAGCGAGAGGGCAGCAGTCACTTTCTGCCAGGGGCGGTATAAGAGCCGCATTAAGAAACTGGCAGCAGAACGCCCGGAGGAATGCGAGATTGTGGCAGAGAATAAGGACGGCAGCTTGTGCGCACATATCCCGGTTGCATGGATAAAGATAAATCCTACAAAACAGCTTTCAGAGGAACAGCACAGAGAGATAGCGGAAAGATTCAAGCGGAGATAGTTTGAAATGCTTTATAGTAGGGCTTGCAAAGGGGTAAATCGGGCTTGAAATGGTGTTAGGGTAGAAATATAAGGGTAAGAGGATAAAAGGCGAAAATAGGCTTTAAAACATGAATAGACAGAGAAAACCGCCCTTTGTACTTTGGCGAGTGTCGGGGCGGTGTTCTTATCAGGTAAAGCATATTCTGTTTTGGACTGCTGCCAGTCATAGCGATTGTACTTTTGTCAATAGGGCATCCTGCAATACTTTTGAAAAGTTGATGCTTTTTTCTTCACAAAGAGTATTAAGCCACATGGGGATGCTTAAAGTCTTTTTTACTGCCTTATCGCTGTGCTGCCTTGCGTATTCGGTCATATCCACCAGTACCATATTGACGAAAGCACTATCCGCAGCGGATTCCATTTCAAAATCTTTCAGGACGGCAGCAGGATTGATTTCGCTTAATGCACTGGGAGCCGGGAGGGATTCACCGTCACGCAGGGCGGTAAACAGATACAGACCGCAGGCATCTTGAGCCATGCGCATAGCGTCCGCCACGTTATCCCCAAAAGTTGCGAGATTCCCTAAGTCGGGGAAAAGAACCGATATTTTGCCCTCTTCCTCATAGAAAACAGCCGGGTATACATAATTCATAAATCATTGCTCCTTTCCGTGTAATCTATATTATTTGCAAGGGGCAGGGGCTTGTTACAGCCCCGCCTGCTTGAGTATGGATTTAACAATACTTTTCGGGATGTCGCCGGGATGATTCGGAACGCTTACTTTTCCGGGCTTTGTTGGGTGCTTGTATTGGTAATGTGAGCCGCTTATGTCTGACACGTACCATCCATCATCCTTTAGCATCCGGTCGGCTTCTCTGAATCTCATGTATGTTTCCTCCTTACAATTATATAATAACACGTATTTTACGTATTGTCAAGAGGAAAACATAAAAAATATACGTATTTTACGTAGATATTATATGCGGATTTTGAGAAAGTATGCAGACTGGCAGCAGGATGCGCCGCCAGTATTCGCCCACAAGTGGGGGAAAATACAGTCATGCCGACTGCTGCCATCTTGCCTTTTATCAGACATTACCAAAACACAGAGCGGCCCGGTCAGTACCCGGAAAATTCCGGGAGCAGATTTGAACCCGGACAGACACAGCCCCTGACTTTCCTCTTTTGAAATGTGCAAAGGGGGAGCTGATTAGTCCCCACCCTGAAATTATGGGGCAGTAATTCCCCGATTTGAAATCGGTAAACCTGATAAGGCATCCCCGAAATGGAGATACCTTGTGAGACGCTCCACAAGCCCCTATTCTGTTTTGTAACGGTATAGACAGTTTTCCTATCATGTAAGGCAGTATAAGCCCGATATGGGGCAGATAGAGCCTTTACAAAGGAATCCTGACGGATAGAGCGGTATTTTCCGCTGAACTGCCAACGGCAACCATTTGGCGGCGGTCACAACCTTTTGGTTGCCAGTGTGTTTTGCTCTTCTTGAATGAGGAATGAAACAGCTATCCTGATGCAGGATACCACTATATAGTTGCCAGTGGGAGCCATTTGGCGCTTAGGTGCAGGAAATTTCCCGATCGACACAAATGTCGAACCCCTGCAAATATTTTAGCACCCTTTGCCTGTGCCAGTTTGTTGGCATGGTTCGTATTCCGGTACGAGCCGAACGCAAGATTGCGTTGAGTGGCATATCCTTTGTGTGGTTATTGGTGATAGTAATGCAGTAACTACGGTGATGGGCATTTCCCCTTTACCTGATAAATAGGTATTGGGGGTTTTGAGGAATGAGGGGGAATATAAATTTCACTTTTCCTCTCTGCCCTCTGCCTGATAGGTGGTTTTGGGGATTTTGGAGATTTTGTCCCCAGTCATGCAACCTATAAAATGATTTTCCCTATCAGGAGCCGGAGGGCGGTCATTCCTGCTTTTGGTTGTCACGGTTCATTGTCTCGGTGATTGCACGCACGATAAAAGGAGTAAGTTTTTCCCCTTGCTTTTCAGCGTGTTCCCGAATAACTTCTTTTTGACCTTTAGGAACTCTGAACTTTATTTCGTCCAGTTTTTCTTTCATATAGTTCATTGTGTATTCTTTTTGCTTTTCGTTGTACGCCATGAACGACACCTTCTTTCATTTTAGATTTTGGATGGGGCGGCTATTTATAGATACACCTTCTCCACCATACCAAAATTATAGCATATTTTACAATAGGGGACTATAGCAAAAATAAACAAAATTAGGGGACTAATTATGTGCGAATTGCCAATAGATTTATTAGGGGACTAATACTATAATAGACCTATCAAGAGATGAAAGGAGCAATACCACATGAAACAGATTACCAACATTAGAAAAGCGGTTTGCAGCATGGCAAACGAACTGAAAAAGGCTGGCTATTCCTTATCGGAGGCTTTCAAAAAGGCATGGCGGCGGGTAAAGCTGACAATGACTATCAGGGCAGCAGGAACCACATTTGAGAACCGGCAGGAGCGTTTGAACTTCTTAAAGAACTTTAAGCCGGAAGATTTGACAGTAACCCTTGAACGCGAGGCAGACAACCAGCACGACAAGAACGCTATCAGAATCACGGTTCACATTCTCCCGATAAAGAGAAAAACCGTTATCGGATATGTACCGGCTGGACTGGCGCGGGAACTGGCAAAAGCGATTGACGCGGGCGCACAGGTAAAGGCAAAGCTGCTGCAGATCATTGGCGGGTACTCTTACAAAGAGAGCCTGGGCGCGCTGATTAACATTGCAGTATAAAGAAAATGCCCATATCCGAGCCGGTAACTCTGATATAGGCAAGTAACCCCACAACTTATCAAATGAGGGTATGCAGGGATTATAGCACACCTGCTGCCCTCTGTAAAGAAAGGAAAAGGACAATGATTGTAAAGAAATGCACATTTGACGAATTGCCGGACGCTATGCAAATGCACGTTTTGTACTGCGAAAAGATTACAGTAGCAGAGTACCGGCTTGCAATATGGAGCAACAAAGACACGCTTTATTATAACGGTTTGCCGGAAAAAGAGGTTGAGAGGTTTGTATCTCTGATTGAGAGCGGCAAAAGCACTTAGACGGCAGGACTATGAACGGCATTTATAACAAATACGGTTATGCGGTATATAACGAGATTCATGAAGCGCATGGTTATTTACTGAAACAGCAGGTGAAGAAGATAGCAGAGGAAACCGCAAAGCAGTATTTCCCTATTATCGAAAAGGCTATGGATAGACCGTCAATTCCATTGTGCGAACCACTGTTAGAATCTATGGCGCATTTGGCAGACAAGGGAAAGTTTAAATACCCGGAGCGGGGAACGACTGACACATACATTTACTTTATGGGCTATCTGTTGGGAAGCGGAAAATTGAAATGGGAGGGGCGGTTATCATGAACGAAAAGTACACTATGCCTTATAGAAAAAATAAAACTATGTTCGTGTTAGGCAAAAACTGCCATTCTGCATTTTGGTGCAGCGAGGAAGTAAAGCAGCAGATTAAAGATATTGCAGAGGCAAGACTGTACCGCTTCACGATTGAGGCGGCAGCAGATATTTTCATGTTGGGATATATTCACGGTAAACGCGCAGAACGCGCAAGAAGAAAGAGAGGCGCAGAAAATGAGAATTGATGATATTAAGATTTTCCCTTGCTTTGCAACACATGAGCCAAAGCCGGAGAAAATGCAGCAGAAAGAACAATATTTCGAGGAAACCGGGGCTTTACAGTCACAGATTATCCTTGACAGCCGGGCCAACCTGATTGACGGTTACACAAGCTATTTACTGGCGGTAAAGCATGGCTTACAGAGTGTTTCCGTACAGTATGGGCGGCGGCAGATTATGAGAGCAAGCCACAGGAACGGCGGCAAGTTGTACGCATGGGAGCTGCCCGGACTTCTCATTGACCGGGTACATATTGGGGATAAAGTGCTTGTACGCACAGATAGAGGCATTAAGGCGGTCACAGTTGCAGCAGTTGAAGAATATGCCGGGAATGAGCCGGATCCGCTTAGAATGGTTATCAGGGTAAAGAGGGAAGGGGGCGTTGCATAATGGCAAAGAGGACAGAGCGCAGAGAGAACCTTGCAACGGAGATTATCAGCATGGCAAAAAGGAAGTTATGGCGGTGCAGGGTGGCATTGATTATCTCACTGGCCGGGAATGTGATTCAGGCGGCAATGTGGTTTATCAGGTAACGAAGTTAAGGGAGTGGGCGGCGGCTTATATGCCTGCTGCCCTACCCCACATTATAGAAAGGCGGTGTATGCTATGGCAGAAAAGAAGTTGCCAAAGGGTGTTAAATTGAGAAAAGACGGACGATATGAGGGGCGATTCATGTACCATGGCGAAAATTATACAGTGTATGGGGATGATGCTAGAAAGGTTAAAAAACAGTTGGATGATTTGCGTTATGAGGTTGAACACAATATATATCAAAAGCCATCTAAGACAACAGTAAATAAGTGGTTTGATGAATGGATAGAAGTATATAAGGAACCATCACTCAAACGCTCAACAATATGTAATTATAAAAGAACGTATGATATTATACGCAAAACCATAGGAAATAAATACATGGCAGATGTGAGGGCGAAAGATATACAGAGGGTATATAATAATATGGCACAAGAGGGATACACGGATGCTAGAATAAAACTTGCACGAGCAATTATGAGTGGAATGTTTAAGCAGGCGTACAGAGATAAGATGATTACGGAAAATCCCGTTGCCCTAATTGCCGGACTGCCTAAAGGAAAGAGTTCTTCTCCTGGTATAGCTTTAACAAAAGATGAACAATATTTATTTATGGAATATGCTGAAAAATATTCTCCGAGATTTTACAGATTCTTTTATGTGGCATTGTGTACTGGGATGCGGAATGGAGAATTAAGGGGATTGCGGTGGTCGGATGTTGACTTTAAAAAACGTGTTATTCATGTAACAGGAACATTAGAGCATATTACAAGTGAAACGCCGCGCAGGACTTCCCCAAAAAGCAAAACATCTTTCAGAGATGTTCCAATGATAGATAAGGTATGTGAATTATTAAAAGCTGAAAAGGTTTTTCAGGCAAAGACGAGACTAAAGAGAGGGGCAGAGTGGAAACCGCTAGACGGTTTGGAAGATTTGGTTTTTACATCTGAAAACGGTAAACCGTGGGATTGGTCTAACATCTCGCAAATCAAAGGGAGAATAATTAAAAGAATCCGGGAAGATGGAAAGGAAATTCGCGACTTTACAGTACATTCATTGAGACATACATTTGCAACAAGGGCAATAGAAAATGGCATGAATCCGCAAACATTAAAAGCAATTTTAGGACATAGCACTTTAGCTATAACCATGGATTTATATGGTCACGTTTTGGAAGATACAAAAACGGCTGAAATGCAACTCATAAGTAAGGCGTTCTGATAACAATATTAAAGTGATAAGGCAGGGGCATTGTTCCCTGTCTTGTTTTATGTTTTGGGTCAAATTTGGGTCAAACCGTCTTTATAGGGGAATATTTGAAAATTGGAAAATGCTTGAAAACCCTTTAAAATAGGCATTTTTACGCTTGCGTGTCGGTGTTTTTGGTCGGTCATATACGGTTACTTAATATATTGGGGTGCGTTCCTCCTGTTCGCATCCCAATTACAGGAGGATGTTAAGTATGGAAAAAGAAAAGATTGGATTAAGAAGTATAAGTCTTACCAAAATTGAACTGAATGATTCCGGCGATTACATAACGGTATCTGCGGACAGCCCGGCATTTTTCGATGGGTTTGCCGCCGGATATAAGCAGATTGCAGATTTGGCAGACAGCATCCCGGGAAAGCTGGAGGAAATTGAAAAGAAGTATGAGGGCAGGGAAGACTTTTCATCTGCCATGAACAAGACCCTGGAAATGTCGGGCGTTAATGTGGACTTCTCCAAAGCGGCGGCCGGAATCATTGACGGAATCTTCGGGGCTGATACCGTGAAGAAATACTTCCGGGACATTTACGAGGAAATCCCGGACTTCCTGCCGGATGCCGACTGTATTATTGATTTCTTTGAGCAGATTACCCCGGTCATTGAAAAGCTGTTTGATCGCAAGGTTGAGCGCCAGAGATTGGCAAGTAAAGAGCGCATGTCGAAGTATCAGCCGCAGGACCATAAGAAGCCTGAAAGAATGGCAAAAGCGGTTGCAGAGCGTGCTGAATCAGCCGCCAACAACGCTATAGAAAGCACAATATCATGATAGGCGCATTGCCGGAAACATTGACGGTGGGCGGCGAAGATTGCCCTATCCGAACCGACTACCGCAATGTTCTCCAAGTCTTCGAGGCTTTCCAAGACCTGGAACTGACGCAGGAAGAGAAATGGATTGTGGCTATCTATATGATGTTTGAAGACTTCTCATGTGACGATGACGTGATTCAATCGGCGCAGGACGGCTTTAACCTTGAGGAAGCCATAAAACAGATATCCTGGTTCATTTCTGCCGGACAGCCGGAAAAGCAGGTGCTTGAAAAGCCAACGTACAACTGGAAACAAGATGAGCAAATCATATTTTCCTCAGTCAATAAAGTTGCTGGCCGTGAGACAAGGGAACTGGAATACCTGCACTGGTGGACGTCCCTTGGATATTTCAATGAAGTGGGAGAAGGCACATTCTCCTTTATTGTAGGAATCCGTCACAAGCTGAACAAGGGCAAGAAGTTGGAAAAGCACGAAAAAGAGTTTCTTGCACAGAATAAGGAGCTTGTGAAGCTGGAAAAGCCGAAAACCAGAGAAGAGCAGGAGCAGGAGGACGCATATAACGCATTGTTGGACGAGGTATTGGGATGAAAGACAAATTAGAGCATACTGCGGAAAATATTAAAATCAGAATTCCGATGACAGACAAAGAAATCGGTAAGACCGCCCGGGAGATTGCGGAACGGGGCAATACTGCGGAGGTCAAGCGGAATAAGGACGGGATTGTGATTCTGGAAGTCGGGAAGAAGATTGTGAGGAAAGATAATGTATCGGCAGACAAAGAACTATGAAAATCTTCAAAAGCGCATATTTGACGGCGTGGGAGAATACGGAATACCGCAGATACAGCCAACTCATTATAAGGAATGTGACTGGATAGGCTTTAACTATGCCAGAAGTGAGAAGAGCAGAGCCGGTAAAGGTGTGCATTTCTTCCTTGACGATTACCAATTTAACGCCGTCTGGCAGACACCAGACAAGTACCTTGATATGTTCCGGCAGTTTACGCACGTCATGTCTCCGGACTTCTCTACATACACAGATTTCCCGAAAGCCATACAGATATACAACCACTACCGCAAGCACTGGGTAGGAGCATATCTGCAAGAAAACGGTGTGAATGTTATTCCGACAATCTCATGGAGTACGCCGGATTCCTTTGAGTGGTGCTTTTATGGAGAGCCGGTGGGCGGTGTTGCGGCTGTATCTTCTGTGGGAGCAACGAACAGCAAGGCGAAGAAAGAGTTGTTCCTGGCAGGATATAAGGAAATGCTTGCAAGGCTACAGCCGGAAGTCATATTGTTCATGGGAAAGGTGCCAGCGGAATGTGAGGGGAATATTGTGCAGATACCGCCGTTTCATAAGCGGTTTGAAAAGGAAGTGTGAGTAATGGGAGGCAGAGGATCGGCAAGTGGATTGAGTAAAAAGGAATATGGCAGCGAATATCGAACAATCCATCAGTCTGGACAAATAAAATATGTTGAGGTGACTGATGGAGCAAACGCTGCACCAATGGAAACCAGGTCGAAAGATAGAATTTATGTAACAGTTGATAAGAATACACAAGAATTGAAATATGTAAGTTTCTATGATAGTGAAAATAAAAGATATAAGCAGATTGATTTGCAACATCCTCATCCGGTGGATGGTGTATTGAAACAACCACATGTTCATTTGGGATATAATCATAACGAAAATGGAGACCGCATATTGACAGAAGATGAAGAGCTAGTGTAAAATTTATATAGGAAAAATATGTATAGAACACCAGTTTTTGCCAATACTACACTATATAAGGAATTCTAAAATATGGTGCAGAAGGATGGTGTTTTGAATGTATAAAAGCATACAGGGGTTTGAAGAGAC